GGAATGTGCCAACTGGGAATGTGCCAACTGGGAATGTGCCAACTGGGAATGTGCCGACAGGAAACGTCCCTGCTGGTGGCGTTATCAGTCAAGATAGTGTGCTAAATCAATCAGGCACAGGCACAGTCAACGTGGACGATAAAGTGCCAAATATATTCAACATACCAATTCCAGGCCCGCAAGGTGAACGCGGCGAAAGAGGATTACAAGGGATACAAGGAATTGCAGGGAAAAATGCTGTACCAATAATCTCTACGCCAATATCTGACTCTTATTTGTTCCAAATGGATATACCCGAAGTGCCAGTGACTAGAGGTACATTACTCGAACGGGCAATGATAGCTGACAATAATTGGAGAAACATCGTATGACTTATCTTGAATTGATAAACGGTGTGCTTAGACGATTGCGGGAAAACACTGTATCAACCGCAAACGAAACTGATTACTCGTCAATGATAGGCGACCTTATTAATGACGCAAAGACAACTGTGGAATCATCGTGGGAATGGTCGGCTTTGCGGAACACAATCACTTTTAACACCGTGGCAGCAACCTATACTTATTCGCTTACTGGCGCTAAACAAGATTCTATATTTAAAGAAGCGATGAATGACACAAGCAATCTTTTTATGCAGCAACGGACGAAGACATTTTTTAACTCGCAGTTTTACAATGCCGACCCTGCCTCTGGAAGCCCCAACTACTTCACCTTTAATAGCACTGACGCAAACGGTGATTTACAGGTAGATGTTTACCCTAAACCTGACGGCGTTTATGCCATGCGCTTTGACATGGTTAGCCCACAAGCAAAGCTGACCGCTGATGCAACTAATTTAAGTTGTCCTAGCAATCCTGTATTGCAACTTGCTTATGGTCTTGCTTTACGAGAAAGGGGTGAAACAGGTGGTCAATCTGCGGCTGAACAGTTTGGCTTGGCAAACATTGCTTTATCTGACGCTATAGCGATAGATGCAAACAGATATCCCAGCGAACTAACTTTTGAGGCTTGCTAGATGGCGCAACCACTTCAAAGTATTAGCATAACTGCTCCTGGATTTGCGGGAATCAATACGCAAGATGCTCCCTTGCAACAACAACCCTCTTTTGCGTCTATTGCTGATAACTGCGTTATTGACAAGGAGGGAAGAATTGCAGCGCGAAAAGGCTACACGATGGTTTCATCAAATGGCGCAGCAGTTTTAGGCTCAAGTGATGGCATAGAATCTGTTGGTGAATTTGTGCAAACAGACGGTACTAAAATCGTATTCAGTGCTGGAAACAATAAGATTTTTAGTGGAACAAGTACATTAACAGACATCACTGGTAGTTTGACAATTACCGCTAATAATTGGTCAATGGCTAGTTTAGCTAACAAGTTTTACTTTTTTCAGCGGGGGCATAACCCTTTAGTCTATGACGCTGGCACAACAGCTTTAACAACTATCGCGGGTCATGGTTCTGCGCTTGGTACGCCGCCAGATGCCCATGTTTGCATGGCAGCGTTTGGACGCATTTGGGCCGCTGATGTCACGGGTAATAAGCAAACGCTTTATTGGTCTGATAGTTTAAATGGTGTTAGCTGGAACGCTGGCACAAGTGGTTCACTAGACCTTACCACTGTTTTCCCTAGCGGCTTTGATGAAATCACAGCACTAGCAGCGCACAACAATTTCCTCATAATTCTCGGACGGAGAAGCATCTTAGTTTACTCTGGTGCGGGTGATCCATCGACAATGACACTCTCCGACACCATTTTAAACATCGGTTGCGTTGGTAGAGATGCGATTCAATCAGACGGAAAAGATATATTGTTTTTAGACTTTTCTGGCGTAAGAAGTCTGAGTCGAACGATACAAGAAAAATCATCTCCAATCGGCGATGTTTCGCAAAACGTCAACAGTGAGATAAAGTCTCGCGTTCAAGCAGAAACGGGTGACATAAAAACTGTTTACGATGCTAACAACGCTTTTTTTCTAGTTAATTTTCCAACTGTAGGGGTGGTCTATTGTTTCGACACTCGCTACCCATTGCAAAACGGAAGTTATCGAACAACAACATGGACGGGCATAAAACCTCTGTGCTTTACAGTAACCGATGCTGACGAGTTATACATAGGTGTTGCCACAGGTATAGCGGAATACACCAGCTACACAGATGATACGGGAAGTTACACGCTACAATATTTTTCGCACCCACTAAGTTTTGGGGATAGCTCAAGACTCAAATTTTTAAAAAAGGTTAATGTCACCACATTTAGTGGTGCGGGTGCTAACGTGACACTTAATTGGGCTTATGATTATCGCGGTGATTATCGCGTACAAGTATACACTTTGCCTGGATTTAACGCTGCTCAATACAATATAAGTGAATTTAACACCACGGCAGAATACTCATCTGGCGCAAGTTTGATTAATCAACAAAAGGTGAACACGGGTGGGTCTGGTTCTGTTGTGCAAGTAGGAATTACAACAACTGTAACTGGTCAAGAAATCGCATTTCAAGAATTAAATATACAAAGCACGTTAGGGAGGATTAACTAATGTCCAGTTATACGCCAAGTTACGCATGGTCTTCTTTCGACTCGCTCCCAAGCGGTTCGCCGAACAAAATCGTGAAAGCAACAGCCATAGGCGTTGAAATGGGAAATTTGCAAACTGCAATTAATTCAAAAAGCGACTCAGCAAATCCAAGTTTTAGTGGCACTACGACTGTAGCGGATTTGACAGTTTCAGGCACATTGACCGTCACGACTATTGACGGAGGTACATACTGATGGATTTAGAATGGTTGACTAATTTAATGAGTGGGGCGGGTAATTTCGTCAATGACAATAAAACGGCTATTGGCGTTGCTGGTCAACTCGCTAACCAAGAAGCGGCTGTTAAGGCACTTGAAGGTTTGGGCGATGACGCTAAAAAATTTATTGGTATGCCCGAAGGCGGTTTATACGACACGATTGCTGGCGACACTAGATTCAAGCCTTTCAATGTTTCAGCAATTCCAGGCACGTTTACCACAAACGCTCAAGGCACATCGTCTTTTGCGTTATCACCTGAACAACAAGCCGTAGAAGAAAGTTTGCGCACAGGTGGTTCGCAGTTAGTTGATGCTGTACTAGGCCGTGGTCAATTTGGCACGTTAAATCCTGAAACTGGTCAGATGGAACAAAATATGCGGTCTGGACAGGCTGATTTAATAAATATGCTTGAAGGGCCAATGCGAGCAGAAAACCTCGCGGCAACTGAGCAAACAGCGTTTGACCGATTGCAAGCCTTACGGCAACCAGAACAGGAAAGGGCGCAACTAGGTTTAAATCAAAATTTAATTGCGCAAGGTCGGCAAGGGTTAAGAACGGCGCAGTTTGGTGGCTCACCAGAGCAACTTGCGTTATCCAAAGCCATTGAGGAGCAAAAAGGGCGTGATGCTCTATCTGCGATGCAATTAGCTAGGACAGACGCACAAGCACAGTCAAATGCTCGTCTTGCAGCATTGCAGCAACAAGCGCGTGAAAAGCAGCTTGGCGCTAACATTGCCACGCAATTCCTCGGTCAGTCTTACACGCCACAAACCGCATTGCTCCAAGCCATACAGCCTTCATTGAATATTGCGGATATGGCGACAACGGCTGGTAGGCAGCTTGGTCAATACGGGTTAGGGCTTGGTCAATCGCAAATGGCTTATGACTTAGGCGCACAAAGCGCGGCAACTAACTTGCGTAATCAAACGCTAAAAGGTCTGTTTGATTTAATGATTGCGGATAGAAATGCAAACGCAACAGAAAACGCAGCCGCGTTAAGTAATGCAAACTCTGGTGGTATCGACTTTGGTAACGATGCTTTAAATGCTGTATTTAATGCTCCAGGTGCGCTAAGAACTGGTGGTTTTACATTGCCTGGATTTTGATTAGGGGTATAGAGATGAAATTAACAGATATTGCCACGGCTGGATTACCAAATATTAGAGCAGAGTTAGGTCTTGAGACACCTTTGCAGACGCAAATGCGTCAGATGCAACAAGGCCAGATTTTAGGCCAGCAATTTCGAGGTTTACCCGCACCTATAGCAACCCTAGCGCAAGGCATTGCGGGAAACATCCCTAGCGTAGTTGACAATACGCGCAAAGGTTTAATGTCGCTCGGCGTGACAGGATTAGAAACGCAAGGTGAGCTTTTTGATAAAGCGCTTTCTTATTATGACGGCACACCACAAAGCAAGGCTAGGGTTGTACAAGAATTAACTCGTATAAATCCTGATTTTGGTTCTGTTATGGCTGGAAGGATGCAAAAAGCAGAGAATGAAAATAGGCTTGCTAATTTGCAAATGGCTAACTTGCAGGGGCAGATTGACGCGAGAGACAAAGCGCAAGAGTTAGCCGAGACTGAGGCGCTTGCAGAACAGACACAAATTGAAGCTAAAAGATTATCGCTTAACAAATTCATAGATATGGCTGGATTAGAGCCAGAAGAAGTAGCGGCCTTTAAATCTGCTGTCAACGCTGGTGACTTTGATGCAGAAGGCGGCTTACAAGCGTTATTGCCGTTGATAGATACGACTGACGAATTAAAAGTAGTGGGTAATGCTGTTAAGAATATGACTACGGGCGAGTGGGATATGCCGCCAGCGATGAATTCTGAAGGCGATTTATTAGTTGCTGTAGACTCAAAAACTTATGACCCGCCTTCTATTGCGAGATATCGCGCCGCTTATAATGCTGCAACGACTGTAGACGAAAAAAAGGAAGCTGCTAATTTGTTGCTACCTAGAGAAGCTGGTTACTCTTATGTGCAAGTGACTAAAATGATAGACGGTGTGGAAAAAGAAGTTTATGTCAACATACCCTCTACGGGCCAAGCAATCAGAGATGCGCAAACTGAGCTTGCCGCTGTCAATTCTCGTAACAGGACGATAAATAGACAAGCTAAAGCAGCTTTGACTAAGACTAGGGAAATAAGGGAGCAAGTTGAAAGCGGGGAAGCGTCTGTGGGTACAGCAGGGAGTCTATTATTCACTATCGTACCTGGAAGTGAGCAATGGACGTTAGCTACTTCCATTGACACAGTAAAGGCTGTGCTTGGTATTACTGCATTGGGTGATGCCAGAAATGGATATGCAACTGGCGCGTCAGGATTTGGTCAATTAACAGAAAAAGAATTGAAAGTATTAACAGATCAAATTGCGGCATTGGAAATTGGAATGAATCAAGAAGATTTCTTGCGAAACTTAACTCTCATTGAAGATGCTATGCAAGAAGCGGCTGATAGAAGCGCGATAGAACTTGAATATAATCAATTTATAGGTTTGGAAGAATTGCCTGATGTAGTCAGGGCAGAGGATTTCTAATGGAAGAATTAGCAGACGCAAGTTTAATCGAAAAAGCGCAAGAAGAAACCGTAGCAGTTCCATCGAGCAGGGATAACATTGTCGTTCAAGTTCCTAAAAGCATTTATGACAATAGAAAAACTAATGAACAGGAATACAGGGATTTCCTGCAACAAGCTGCTGCGGCACAAAGAGCTAGTTCATCTGACATACCAAGTTTAGATCGTCCTGTCACTAGAAGGCGAAATGACTCTGGAATTGTAAATAGAGGCATGGAGTTTGTGACGGCTGTTAATCGTGCTGGGGCGCAGACGATAGATGTGCTTACCTCACCAGTGCAAGCAGCGGTTAATTTGGGTGCTTTTGGATTAAGGCAGATGGGTTTTGATGCTCCAGGTATGCCAACTTTGCGTAGCACTGTACCAGAGAGGGGGGCATTTGCGCGTGATGATGCAATGACTAAGGTAATCGCTGGCGCTGGAGAATTAGCGACAATGGCTGTGCCTTCTGGCGTAGCAACTCGCGCCATAGGTTCAATGGCTAATACGTCAGCAAAATATGGGCAAACTGCGTTTAACAATTTTTTAGAAATGTTAGGTAAGACAAGGGCTACTGATGATTTAACTTTCGGTTTAGCTGCTGGCGCTGGTGGTGAAGCTCTTGTGCAAGCAACAGGTACAGAGGGTGGCAACTTTGAAAATTTGACGAGGCTTGCAGGGCAAGTAGTTACACCCGCTGGATGGAGTTTAGTGGCTAATCGCCTTGCTACAACTACAAAACAAATACTAAAAGATGCCGCGCCTTCGTCAGATTTATTTAAAGGCGCTTCTCGCGCTAACTTTGCAATTTTAGACAACGCTGGCATACGCGCTGATGGCCCTTCGGTAAACCAATTAAAAACAGTATTAAATAAATTTGTAGATGACTATGGAATTGATGTCGCAAATGGCACAGGGGCGTTAGCTACAAAAATTAAAAACTTGAAAGAGGCAGCAGATGAAAGCATGGTGAGTTACGGGTTTTTAGACGATGCTCGTAGTTTTTTGCGTACACAGCCTAAAAACACTACACAAGGCTCACACTCGCACCAACTGGCAGAAGAATTAGATGCTTTAATCCTCTCAATGAATCCAATTAATAAAAATGCGCTTGGCGGTAAAACAGTTGAATCAGTCATAAAAAACGCCCGAGAATTGTGGCGGCGAGGAAGTAATGCAAAGCTATTAGAAAATATACGCGCAGATGCGGAAATTGACGCTCTAAAAACAAGAGATGGTGGTGCTTTTATTAGGTCGTATAAAAATGGAATTGCAAGGCTACTAAAAGCCGACTCAAAAAAAGGCAAGTATTTAAATAAAACAGAAAAAGCTCTGTTAAAAAAGGCTATGGCGGGTAACAAAATAAGTGATTTGTTAGAAGCTGCAACAGTAATCGGTTTTAACTCAAGCGATTTGGTTAAAAATGTGCTTCTATCATCTGCTGTTTCTGCTGCTGTCGGATATGGTGCTGGCATGGGTGCGCAAACAGCGATATACGGGGGTGCTGGGATTGTAGGATTGACAGCTACGGCTGCGGCTTTACGGGCTGGCGCACGAAACATATTTAAAAGGAACGCAAAATTGCAAGAGGCTATCTTAAAGGGTGGTCAAAATGCAGAAGATATAACAAAAGCATATCTACAAAATGCTACTGAAAAAGACCCTAGAGATTTAGCACTTCTTTTAATAAATCAAGGGGCTGACCCGCAAGCCTTGAAAAACTTATCAAAATCTCCCAGTGCCTTCTTAGATGACGCAATAGCGTTAGCTATAGCAGGTAATCAAATAATGATGGAATAAGGGCGCATTTAGGCTAAATACTGATAGTATTTTTTTAATATTAAAAACGCCCAAAGTGTTACCAAACCTGTACCAAACCTACACCTTTAAAAAAAAAGTGATTTTAAGTCATTGATTTTATTAGCATTGTCCAACACTGGGGGGAAGGTTGGCATAAAATAAATGTAATAAAAACAACAACTTAAAATCAATAAAATCCATTTGGGTCAATTTGGGTCAATTTCCTTAAATTAGAACAACCAATCCATTGCTTGTTTTAATACCCAAAATCGTATTACGGGGTGTAGCGCAGTCTGGTAGCGCACCAAGCTGGGGGCTTGGTGGTCGTAGGTTCAAATCCTGCCACCCCGACCAATACGATGCTTCTCCAATTCCACAATCGTATCTCGCAACTGACTATCTTCCATGTCCAGAGGCTTATCCTTTTCCTCTGTCGGTAGTACATTACTCGGTACTACTGGTACTTCCATGTCGTATATATCAAGCTGTGAGCGTGTTTTATGACCCGACATTTCCTGTTTTTCTTCCTTGGTTGCCCTTCGTCCATCTTTCTTAAAATAGGTAATGCTGGTGCGTTTGTAGGTGTGGAACGTAATCCGATTTCGCAAATCTACACCATCTTCAACGCCATGCGTCACTTTCAGCTTTTTCCATGCTCTTGACATCTGTGTCTTTACACCGCTGGCACTGTACATACTGCCATCTTCCTTGCATAACAACACAGTAGGTACTGGCTTTCCCTTTTCTATGCACTTTAGCTTGATGCGCCTATAGCGTTTTAACACTTGTTCGCACCAATCTTTCAAAGCAGGGTTAAACTCTTTAATCTGAGCCTGTCCCGTTTTGCTTTGCTTAATGAAAATCCCCTCGCGTTCTAGCTGCTTTTCATTAAGTTTGCGCATATCCTTCTGTCTAGCGCAAAGTAGATAGCTGCCTCTGGTAAAAAGTTCAACGATTTCGGGCATACTTTCACGCAGAGCATTAAACTCCCACGTTTCTATTACCCTTGTCCTTGGTTTTACTTTCGGTATTGCTATCCGTGATGTGTCAATCTGGCCGCAAATCCCCATTTGCGCACCATAATCAAAGATTCGACTAAGCAGATTCTTCTCTTTTTTCGCCTGTGACGGACTATCATTTTTTTTAGCTTCAGTCAGCCCGTTATCAGGCGTACACCGCCTTCTGACAAATAAAACAACGTCCTGTAATTTAATTTCATCAATCGGCATATTGCCAAAATGTTTACTTAACACCTCGGCGTTCGTACACTCTGCTTCAATAGATTCTTTTTCTCTATCTTCATATCCAGGTTTAGTCTTATATAAATTATACAAATCATCCACGTTGAATTTTGTTTCACTGTCAACTTCGTTTAGTACGCGATTGTAGTGTTCCATTATGACCGCATACGGTTCAGTGACTTTACATAAAACCCTAGACCTTTTGCTAACCATACCTAATGCCAGTTTAACCTCGTAGCGGTAGCGATATGATTGGCCGTGCTTTGTAACCCCCTTCAAGTTTAGCTTTTTCATAACTTATCCTCATTTGTGTTACGCCTTTCGGCGCTATTTAAAGCGTTCCATGCCACCACGCATTTCATCCCACGTTTCCCGTTTCTGGAAACGTAAAATGGTATGCCTCGCAGAGCAAGCCATTTGCTCTGGTCATTGACGCGGCTATACCCCGTCAAAAACTCGACTTCATCCTTGTTTAAAAAACTCATAATTCAGTGGCTCGTTTTCACCGTTAGGGTGAGCCAATCCCAAAAGGACGGAGTTATGAAGTCCGTACGGTCATTAGATATTAGCACTGTTTATTTAAAACGGTATATCTTGCTCGTCCAAAAATGGGTTTTTTTCAGGTTTTTCAGGCGTTTCACCATCTACAGTCACAACGACCATCTCCTCAAGAGATGATGAAAGTGGTTGTATACTCCCTGCTTTTTTTGGTTTTTCGGTATTTTCAGTTTTTCTACTTACCCACGGTTCTTGGAAGCGAATTTTCAAATATTTTTCGCCTGGATTTTTCGCATTTTCACCAGCTACATTTATGTAGGCTGACATTTGTTTATCTACTCCATCCACCCTACACTTGCCCGTATAATGTGGACGGTTGTTTTCTTCGGTGCGCTGTTTGTTGTTGAACAATTCACCTTCATTGTCTTGCTGCTCATATTGACTCATTGTTGCCTTTCCTTGTGTTGTTTATAAATACGAAACAGGTTCGTTTTCTCCAATTTTTCGGCTTCCTCCAAAAAAAATATTACTTCTTCTTCTACAATTAGTATTTCTGCTGCCGTAGGCACAAATCGTTTTATGCCGATTTCTTTACCTTTAGGAAACTCATCGTGGTAGGCGACAAAATCACACTCAGGAACGCCAGTACAAGCGCACTGAGCAATCATCTGGTGTTGATATTGCAACGGAATCTCACCTGTGAGCAAAAAATCTAAGTGCCGCTCATCCCCCATGCACTTAATTTCAATCAGTATATTTTTATCTTCCACTAAGCCGTCTGGACTTGCGCCAAACATATCAATTATTGGGTGTTCAACAAACTCCGTATCGGTTACAAGATTGCCTGTTGCGATTTCATACGCTTGTTTTGCCTCTGGCTCTAAGTCTGACCCGCGTTTCATTGCGGAAGTCTGAAAGCTCTGTCTTGCCCGTCCTGTGAGCCTTTGAGCTATAAGCTGCAACATATAGGTTCGTCTGCTCCTGGAATATGCCCCTGTCTTTAAAGACGGCATAATGTCGTTGACGCGGCTACCAGTGACCTTACCAAGCCGCGCTGGGTTGTTAGCTATATCAATTTGTAATTCGTTTGCTTTTCTACTCATTTTTTAACCATAGCCTCTCAAAATCTATTTTGTTTTTTGCAGCAACCAATTCGTATATATTTTCTAACTCTGTATGTTCGACACCATAACTACCAAAAAATCTACCGTCTTTTCTCCGGTGTGGCTGACACTTTAGCCCCCATTTTTTCTTTGAGATGCAACCAGCAATTCCAAACTTGTTTTCGGCTTGTTTTGTCACTAAAACAACAACATCGCAAACTGGCTCTTTGTTAGTGTTCATTAATAGATGCGGGTGTGTCTCAATCGGATAATGTGTCGTTTTCACATCAATAGAAAAATCACCAAAAAAAAGGTCGATTCCCGTATCTACGCCAAATTGAAACGGGTTAAATTGGATGCCTAATACCTTCGCAACAGCAACTTCACCTTTAATACCCAACAAATCATGTTTACAGTCTTTTTCCATGTCCGTGTGTTCATCTTTTCCGCTTACATACAACTTCTCCATTCTCGCTAGTCTGTGTCTCTGTTCACCAGCGGATGCACAATCATTCAATTCACTTTTGCTCAGTTCCACTATTGGCATTGTCATCCTTGAGTTTCTCCCTGACTTCGTTTGCTACATCCCGCAGCGCATCACGATTCTTCTCAGTTAATTTTTCCCAAATTGCTGCACATTCAGCTAACGTCTTCGCGTTACGCATCTTTGCCGCATGATTCTCCTGTGCCTTTGTAAGCGGCTTTTTAGCCACCGCTTCGCTATCTGAATCCTCTGTGTCATCTAGGCCGAATAAACCGTTACAGGCGTACTTACGAGCGTAGGAAGACGCTGTGCCTGTGATTTGGCTTTCATCCATACCTTTTTTTACATCAGGCTCACGGGCATACGCTGTGCATTGCTCAATAATCTTTTCATTCTCTTTCACAAAAGCAGTTGCTTTTAAATAGACTCGCTCACCTATTAAAACTGGCTCATCTTCAATTTTTAAATGCCACTTGTACTTTTGCAGCAATGGCTTAACCGCCTCACAAATATCTTCTAACTTCCTGTAGTAAAAATCGCCAAATTTGTTGTAGTGTGTCTTTGGCACTTTCAGTTCCTTCTGAATTTCACTTAAACTCATTCCTTGAAGCTCCTCTTAGGTTATATTTAGCCTATCTTCTGGTTTTGTTATGAGCCAAAAACATCTTGTTTTCACATTTTTGTTACGCTCGTCTTGGTACAGTGTTTTACCGAAAGTTCGCATAGTAATTCGATACCCTTCGGGCAATATTAGTCTTAGTCGTCTGTTTAACGCAGCTACATCTGTTTGTGACAAATTAACTTCAATACATTCGTCTGTGTCGGGTGTAAGTTCTTTTATCGCAAGCACTAATGGATGATCGAAAGGCCAAGTTCCCTTCACTATATATTTGTTCCTTTCTTTAATTATCTTTTTAAATTTAGGTTCACTCACTCGCAATAGCTCCTGTGGCACGTTGGACAGCCCGTAATTGGTTTAACAAAGACTTCTGGGTGTTCAATAAAATCAAAACCACAAAAAGGGCAGATACAGCTATCTGGCATAAAACTGACCCAATGAGCTAACTTAGCTTGAGCTTTGCGTATTTCCACCCTTTTCGCTTCATCTCCTTTAACATTCATCATAAGGCTGTGTTCGGCGCGGATGCACAGCACACCCATATCCTTGCGCCATGACAAGCATCTCTGTGGAGAGTGGGATAACGTGGCTTGTCATATCTAAAAACCCTTTAAATTAATACGAATAGTATTACTTATATTCAAAAAAAAGCTCACTTAAAATAGCTTTGCTCACCAATCACTTTACCGACAACTTTAATCTTTTTGTCTTTGAGCTTAAAAACTCTGTCGGGCCAATCTGGATTCGGCATTTGCGCATAACCATTGCCTTTAAGTTCTGCAAACACCAACTCGTCTGCGCCTCTTATTACCAAAACCAAGTCACCTTTTTTTCCAGGCTCTAAAGTGTCAACGTATGCGAGTGAGCCTTCACGCAATCTTGGTTCTGCCTCTGCACCATCAACATTTAACGCAATGGTCTTGTTGCTGTGCGGTTTGGGCCAATAAATAAGTTCAGACCCTTCAATGTTAAAAACCTTGTTGCTCTTAATCTTCTTGATGATTTCAATTGTATCCATGTCCAGCAGCACCACGTCTATAAATACGCTGTCTCCGACAGCTAAACCTAATGTAGTAGCTTGTGCGGCTAGACGAGGTGAAAAGTCGCTAATGTCGCAGTCGAGCAATTCTGCGAATTGTCTCGCCCGTTCTAAGGGAATTGGGTTTACTCCATTAAGAAAGTGACCCACTGACCCTTGCGTTATCTTCATCTTATTCGCAATTTTTTCTTGCGTAAGATTAAGTTTATGCGCTTTAGCCTCATAAATAGCTTTTAAAGCTACCGATTCTTCGCGCTGCGTTTTATTCCTCATAATACTAAAATAATAGCACAGCTAATCAAGAAATAATACTGCTACTATTTATTTGTTGACGTTATGTAGTATAGTGCATAGAACTTTAGTAAAAATACACACGAATCAGTACAAAATTTGGATAATTGCAACCCGTGAAGTGAATAAATTGTGAAAATTAATACGAATTTCGTATTTTATGCATTTGATGATTTATTAGCATCGTTTTTCAAATTTGATAAGTAAAAAAAATCATCTCACACACTACACAAAAAAGGAAAAGTTATGATAACCAAAGACGCAAATCTAAAATTTAAGACCGTAATGCGTGATTTGCGGGAAAAACACCGCAAAACGCGCAAGCAAGTTGCTAAAAGCATTGGCGTTACAGAAAGCAAGTATTTAAGAATGGAGTCGATAACATCAGCTCAAAAAATTACGCTAGATGAAGCTGCAAAAATTTACGAGTATTACGGTATTGAAGCGGGATTCAGAGAGATATTGACCTTTTTGCCGAAAAGCCACCGCGATGAGGTTATAAGTCGTGTACAAACCACCATAAAATTTTTAGATAAACTCACAACAGGTGACATACGTATAAAAGAAGTTCGTGAACAGGCTGTGGAGTTAAGAAAAAGATACAAAAGCTCGCAAGATAAATTAGCACCTTTTCTGTTAAAACAATAAAACCCTGTTTGAGAAGTGTTGCTTTTCTTTAAATAATAAATAATACTTATAGTAATAATCAAATATCTAAAAAAGGATTTTTTTATGATGCGGAACGGAAGCCAGCTACCTCTGCGGCTGTTTTTAGACGAATGTATATATAACCGCCGTATGACACAGCGCACAGTCGCTACGTTGTTTGGAAAAACCCAAGCGGCTATCTCTCAGATGTGTCGTGGCGAACGAGAAATTGTTGTCCAAAAAGAATTTAATGAACAAGAGCAACGCTCCTATTTCAGACTGATAGAAATAAAGGAGCTTGGCGCTGGCACATTTGAAAAACCAAAAGTTGATAGCGTAAATGCGTTTCCAGGCTTGTGATTTTGCGGCGCTTTGTGAAGGGTCGCGTCAGGTCAGAGAAGGCGAATACCAAGCAAAATGCCCCGCACATGATGACTCTTCCCCCTCGCTTAACATAAAGGACGGTGAAAAAGGTTTGCTCGTTCACTGTTACGCAGGGTGCAGCGTTCAGGAAGTGTGTGACGCGGCAGGGGTAAAAATACAAGACCTTTTCGACAATCAAAATTTTGTGCCTGACAGCTACCCACCGAAAGAAAGGGAGTTTGACGATACGTTAATTTTTATTTGCGAGGAGTCAATGAGGTTAGGCAAAAAGCTAACGCAAAAAGATGAAGATGATTATGTAAAAAGTAAATTAAGAAAAGCGCAGAATGAAGGGAAGCAAAATTATGGCAGGAGATTGGCTCAAGATTGAAATGACAACACCAGACAAGCCTGAAATTTTAGAAATGTCACAGTTATTAGGCGGTATGGACACTGACGCGGTTTTCGGAAAATGTTTTAGGGTTTGGTCTTGGTTTGACCAACACACAGCTTGTGGTGACGCACCGAGAGTCACCACAAATTATTTAGACCGCATTTGTGGTGTAGAAAAATTTTGTGAGGCGATGCTTGTGGTGGGTTGGTTGTCGATTGAAAACGAACGTGTGGTGATGCCAAATTTTACACGCCATCATACAAAGTCCAGTAAAGACAGGGCTTTAGCGAATCAGAGACAAGCTGTGTATCGTGAAAAGTTACAAAAGGGTGACGCTTGTGGTGACGCTTGTGGTGATGAAAATAGTGAGAATGTTTCGTCACTAGAGAAGAGAAGAGAAGAAGTATATATACCACCGGAAAAAAAGGACGCAAGAGAAAAAGCATTTGAACAATTTTGGTTAGCCTATCCTGGAAAAAAAGGAAGTAAACAATATGCGTTAGATGCGTTTAGCCGAAAAGTCAGAACAAAAGAAAACATTGAAATTTGCTTAAACAATATAAACAACAGAAACGCGACAACTTTAGAAGAAGGATGGGGCGTTTCAAATATCAAGTACATTCCTCACGCTTCAACATTTCTTAATAAAAAAATGTGGCTCGATAAAATCGAATCATCAGACACTACTGAGTTTGCGTTATGAATATCATTGAAAGCATGAGCAGCGAGGAAGTGCAAAAAGCGATGGCTGTTGCTCAGTCGCACCGCATCAATGTCTTATCGCAGCACAGAGAAAAAATAATAGACCAAATTAAAAACGGTAAAACTTTAAACGGTATACGTTTAGCGTGGTCGAAAACCCATAATGAAGTTGCTTTTCCCGTTGGCGTTACCTTACTAACTGGCGCAAATGCCAGCTTCAAAAGCACTATAGCGTCACAACTACTTCTGTACGCCGCAAAAATCGAAAATATCAAGGTGGGTTTAGCGTCCTTTGAAATGTCAATTCCTGATATTGGGGAGTTGATGACTCAACAGACGGCGGGAACTGACGAGCCTACGATTGAATGGTATGAAAAGTTTGAAAAGTGGTCAGAAGATAAGATTTATGTGTACGACCAACTAGGGTCAGTAATGCCCGAAAAAGTTTTAGGGGCTGTTCATGCCTTTGGAGAGAGAGGTTGTAAGTTAGTGTGTGTTGACTCGTTAATGATGTGCAGCGTTGGCGGGGATGGTGAAACTAACAGCCTTGAAAAAGAAAGGGCTTTCGTAAGCTCGTTAATCGGCATTGCAAGGACGCATGACATGGCGGTGATACTCGTTCATCACTTGCGTAAACCTTCCAACATTCAGCAAGGACAGCAGTATGTCGGCACAAAATGGGATATTAGAGGGTCAGGGCAGATAGTTGATTTAGCGGCGTTGGTGTTAATAGCCAGCAGCGACCAAAAGAAAACTGAACTGATACAGAAAAGGGATAAATTCGGGGCGGTCTTAACTGACCAAGAAACTGAATACATCGAAAAACACGCTTGCTTGTGCTTGAACGTAGCGAAAAACAGGTATTCGGCATTTGAAGGGAAAATTAATTTATGGCGTGTGCCTGGCAGGAATCACGTAGGCAGAAAACAAGGACGGTCAATGACTTATGACTTTTAACCCAAATTTCAGGATAGTTGATAACGACTACAAAAAAGAAAAAGCGATAGAGGAAATCGAAAAGCTCTACGCCGAAAATCATTATGTCGAGGTGGAATTAAGAACAGCGAAAACCAGAACCGCCCGACAACACAGAGCTTTGCACGTTTATCTACGCACATTGGCCGTTGCGTTACGCGAAAAAGATATGGACACGAAAAAGTTTTTTAAGGAGGGGTTTGAAGTCCCATTTACAACGGAAATTGTCAAAGACAATATCTGGAAACCTATACAAAAAGCCTTAACTGACAAGGAAAGTAGTAAACAACTGACCACTAATGAAGTGTCACAAATTTATGACACGATTAACAAACTTTTAGCGGAGCGCGGTATTCATGTGCCGTGGCCTAGTCGAAATGAGCGATGAAGAAAAAGAAAAAATCAGGAGAAAAATACTAGCCCATACTCAGGACTTTTTAGACAAGGGCTTTAAGATAAAAAAAATTCCTATGAGCGAAAGTTCTGGGGATATAAAACGGGATTTTGTCACAGGAAAAAAACATGGAAGAAATAAAAATAGCCGTAAAAGGGGATAGGGCGGTTGATATAGCCGACCAATTACTAGAACTGAATCATTTAATCAGGGAATTATTAGACGAGATGAAAAACGATAGGGAAATCAAAAATGACCTTAAAAATAACACAGGCGGATAAGTGGTTTTCCAAGTGCATCAGAGAGGCGCAGAACTACACTTGCGAGGTGTGCGGGAAAAGCTACCCGTCAAACTCAATGGGCTTGCACTGTAGTCACTATTTCGGGCGGCGCAATTACAGCGTTCGATTTTGCGGCGGTGGTGCTGACGGGGTGACAAATGCCTTTTGTCACTGTTTCGGATGTCATCAGAGGCTAGGAAGCAACCCTTACGACTTCACAAAGTGGGTAACTGACACTATAGGCGAGGGAGCGTTAGAAATCCTTATAGAAAAGCGCAACGACATTGACGCGGCTAAAATGATAAAGAAAAATTTAAAAGATGTTGCAGCCCACTACAAATTGGAATTTGAGGGGCTGCAAGCTAGAAGGGCGGGCGGTGATTCGGGGATACTAACCTTTAACTGTTACTTATAAGGTCACAACCTCGTCAGGGTCGCCTAAAAAAACCCACTCTGTGCGCTTATCGTACTTGTCACGAAACACGCCGCATTTAATTAGCGCGTTTCCTATCTCATGCGATTTTTCGTTTAAGCGCGTAAATTCTGGGTCTTTGTAGCTGTCATCAGCTGTAAAAAAACTCATCTCTAATTGGTTGCGTAACCAATCCTTTATGAGCGGCATATTGTCAGCGTGGTTTTGCAGTTTTATCGTATCGTCGCCACCCATGCCAACAACGTCACCCTCTACCGCCTTTAAAATATACGGAAAAGGGTTTTCTAGCGTCACAAGCGTTTTCAGAT